GAGATCAGTTTCTTATCCTTTTCGGACAGAATTTTTTGTTGGTTTCCTGTCCAATTAGGATCACTATCCCAATCACTTTCCTTATTAAAAGAAACTCTTGCGGCATTTACTACCGTAAGATCGCTTCCCATGTAATCGACCAAATGTACAAATCCATGATCAAGTAGGTTTATCTTTTTGTTCATCTTCATCACCAAAATTAAATTCCACGCCATCTACTTCAACATAATCAAGAGCATAATCCCTGGCGCGTTTCCATATTTCCGGATCAATTGCTTTGATATACTCGGCAAACTTGATACCAAACTCAGCAACTGCTTCTGTGCTCAGTATCCATGCTTGTTGTTCCTCGGTTAAGTTATCGAATTCGATTTCGATATTGTCCAAGTCGATAATTTCTTCATTTTCTTCTTCGGACCCTCCATCTGAGTAACTTGGGAATGATGGAGTTTCTTCCGAATCATCTGATTCAGTCTCGTCGTCTTCATAGTAGTCTTCATCCTCATATTCTTCGTCGTAGTTTGACATTTAAACCTTCTTCCATTGAGAGAATCTAATGCGCGCTTCTGGTCCAGAGTAAGTATTGGAATCTATGAGTTTCCTTATTTCGACCGGTGTTCTACCTCTCAACACCATGTCGTTTACGTCTTTACCAGTAACACTATTAGGCCATACGCAAACTGTCTTACCAGTATTTATTAATTTCTCATATTGCTGAACAACATGTTTGTTTCTTGGTTCGTTGTCCAAAACATAAATTAACTTACTGCTGGAAAATAAGTCTGCGTCAATTTCATGATTCATCCCCAGTATAGCAACTGAATTTGGAATGAATAATGAATCAATCGGTCCTTCCATAACATAAACAACCGATTTAAAATCTACTCTCTCGGAACCAAAACACAATTTTACATCTTCATCAAATTTAATTGTGACATATCGAACTGCATTGTTGTCCAATGCTCTACCTTGAAATCCAACGAGTTCATGCTTCTCGTTGAATATTGGAATAATCAGTCTTGGTTCTTCACCGACTTCTTTTTGAATGTGCTTATGCACAAACTCGGCAAAGTTTTCTGCATAATACAAATTCTTCCAATGTTCTTTGGGTATCTTTCTGCATGTCACATATGTTCTACAGATGTGCATTCTATCCAACTCTTCGACAGTTGGTAGACTGATCTTGTTGAATTTTGGTGCATCCATTTTAATCTTTGGTTTTTCATAATTTGAATGTCCCGTTTCTCCGCTTTTCCAACGCTCCAAAGAGTATTGTTTGCTTAGAGCCGGAGAAACAGTTTCCAAAAATCTGTAAATACTTGTGGATGCACCGCAATTGTGACAACGATAGAACATATCATTGTTTTTAGAATAAAAGTACCCTCTTGCTTTTGTCTTATTTGTTTTAGAATCACCACAAATAGGACAACGACAATTGGCCAAAGTATCGCCCTTCCACTTGAACATTTCAAGCATCGGGGAAACAAGATTGATGTACTTTTTATCTACTATTAATGACATTACTTGATATCAAATGTGCGGTTTGCCCATTCTTCCCACTCAGGAAGATCTTCATCGCGGATTACCGGCAGTGCGGCAAGACGCTCTTCAAGGGTGCGAGTATCATTTTCACCGATATATTGTAATTGCTTATATTCAGGCATCGTTTGCTTCCTCAAATTGCCAATTCTTTGCTTTGTCACCAAAGCCCTTTCTCTTAAACTTATTACCAAAACCGTTACTCTTTGTTGCTACCTCGTCCTCTGCACCTATACCAACCAAACCTTCCTGTGCAGATTCTTCAACAGTATACAACTTCATCTTGGAACGGTTGATACCAAGAATGAATTTCCGATTGGATGCCAAGTCATTGTAGCGATTCTTCAATTGCTTCACCATAACCTGATCCATTTTGTCAAGATCTTCAGTTCGGATCAAAGCAAACATGAAGTCTGCTGTTTGTGGCAAACCGAATGACTCTGAAGTATTTTCCAAACCAAGATCTGTATTGGTGTAACCATCTCTATTTGTTTGAGTCGCGGTAAAAATAGGAACATTGTATTCTACTGCAAGTCCACGCAATTCTTCCGCAATTCCCTTGACATAAGTGTAGGAATTGACCATAGCCGCTTTAAAACGACTTGATGCACAAATGTTTAGATAATCAACAAAGATAATATCAGGAACAAACTTCTTCTTTAGTTTGAGTTCTTCCAGAAGATGACGGAAATGATTCACGTTGGATGATCCGGTTGGATACTCTTTTACAATCAGTTTACCACTTACACCACGAGTTGCATTGAATAACTTCTTTGCATACATTTCCTTTGGAAGTTGCTTAAGATCATCCAAAGTAATATCCATGATATTTGCGTCAATGCGTTCTGCAATCCGCTCTTCTGCCATTTCGCATGTAATGTAAAGAACGTTTTTGTTTTGCATCAGGCAATTTGCTGCATGATGGCACAAGAACAGAGATTTACCAACACCAGTGCCGGCAATTACTACATTCAAAGTTTTTTGTGGTGTGCCGCTGTTTGTAATTTGATTCATGTATTCCAGATCAAAGGGAATACGTTGCTCTATCGTGTGATAGAATTCGTATCGCTTTTCCGCATCACGGAGATAATCGTGTCCAATGTTATTATCAAAAGAAACAGCCAACGCATCCGACAAAATAGACGGAAGTGCGTTGACTGATTTATCTTTAGACTTACCTTCAATAATATGAACAGATTCTAGAATGGCATTGAAGATTGCTTTATCTTTGCAAAACTTCTCTGTCTGATCTACAAGCCAGTTTTCGTCTTGCTTTGTAGCGGTATCAAACTCACCAATCTTCTTGTGGATTACGTCAAACTCATTCTGCATAATATCAGAACGGGCTTCCACACCAAGTTTGAGTGCATCTACTGTTGGTAATGTATTATAATCCGTAAAGAAAGACTGAATCGACCTGAAAATGGCTTTATCAGTTCTTTCTTGGAAGTATTCTTCTTTAATGAAGGGCAGTACTCGTCTAACATATGGTTCGTTAGACAGTAAGTTTTCAAGAATTAATTTTTCTATACTCATTCATCAGACTCATTGTTGTCCTCAGAAGCAGTCTCCTCGCCGGCAGACTGCATGCCGTATTTAAACTCTGAAGCGGCTGCTTCTTCGAGTCTTTTCATTACATCATTTGTAAAAAACTTTTCTGGATTCTCTCGGATGTTCTTTTCAAATGCGGTCTTTCCATCTGGCAACTCGATACGGGTAGAAACCTTTTTGAAGATTCCATACTTGAGTGCAAGATCTACTAGTCCATAGTATCTATCTAAACCACTGTCATACTTGAGAAGAACATCTACCATTTTGTTTTCTTTGGTAATTCTTCCCTTGTAGAGTTTGCAGTGTATCACATTTCCAACTACACCTCCATCACTATCCTTCTCTTTTCTTTTGGAAAGGTATACAATAGTTGTGGCTGCATACTTTAGACCAGATCCTCCACCCATCTCCTTTGTTGGGAACATTGAGCCAACAACATCATATGTGTGATTGGTCATAACCAGTGGAACATTTGCCTTACCCAACTTCAAAGTAAGAACACGGAAAGTGGCTTTAATTACTTGTGCGCGGGTCATGTCCTTTGTCGTCTTACCTTCAGCCGTGTCTGTCATTTCTTTATTTGTAGACAACATACCCAAAGAATCCAGAACAATCATCATTGGCTTCTTGTCCTTCTCTGGTAGAGCCAAATACGAGTCTAGGATTGTTACCGCTTGGTGACGGAACTCCTCAACCGTGTTTACGGGGAATACAGCGACTCTAGAAGAGTCTACACCGCGTTCCTTGAACATCTGACTGGTGACTGCTTGCTCTGTATCGAAATACAGCACAGCACCATCTGGACGATCCTTCAGGAATTGACTTACGATCCCGAGCGTGAAGTAAGTTTTGCCAGTTGCACTCTCGCCTGCCAGAGCCATGATCTTATTGTCAGGCATGCCACCATGAAGAGAACCAGAGAGTAGAGCATTGAAAGCGTAACTGCCAGTATCAACGAACCCCTTGATATCGCTTCCTTCGATTCCTTCATCCACAATTGAAGCAAACTCATTTTTTGATTCCTTGATGATGTTCTTCAAAAAACTCATAATTATTTATCTCCTTTTAGTTCTTTAATGGCGTATTCTAAATCGTGAATTTTGTTATTGAATTGTTCAATTTGCGAAAGAGTCATTTTCTTGAGATCCATTCGTATAGTAAGACGAAGATCTTCAAGTTTCTCTTGCAAACAATTCAAAATAATATCAACTGCGTCTTTCTTCATACAAATAAACTTTCTAGACTACTCTCTTCTTTAATCTTCCATCGGATCGTATCTAGAATGATTTTAAGCGGTTCAACAAAACTCTTTTCAAACTGAGAAGTATAGTCTATAAACCGATGCAAATCAAGTTCTTTTGGTAAAGTATTAATGAAAGAAATAACATCTTCACCAATTGTGTTGGGTTCCTTTAAGTAAAGATACTTAATCTTTTCTCCATCTTTGATCAATTCGTACTTTTTGGTTAACTTGTGTGCTTTTAAATAATGGTTGTACAACAAAGAACCACGGACATGAATTGGAGTGGATTTTCGATAAATTTTAGATCCATCTGCATACTCAGTTAAACCGTTACAACCTCTTGGGAAAGCAACAATTTCTGGTGGTTGTTTGCTGAAATTTTCACGAAACTCTTCCACGTATTTACGCAGATCTTGTTCTGTCCCATTCATTATGATTTCAATAGCTTTTGTTAATCCTTCGCGCACAATCTGTGGAGTGGATGAGCGGGTAGTTTCTATACCCATGATCTTCATTTCGGGCTTGTCCAAAAGAACGTTGTCCTCGCCCATGTAGACATTCAACATATAACGCTTCTTTGCAGTCCATATTCCCTTGTTGGAAATGGACTCCCGCTTCATGTGCATTTTTTGTGCATACGCATTCATTTGTTTTGCAAGTTCATCATACTTGCTTTCAATGAATGGATCTAGGATTTCTTTGCACGCTTTATCCAAGAACTTGACTATCTTCTTGTTGTCACCATTCGGTATAGTCTTCTGAACGAGTCTATCCAAGCAAAGATAGACCGAATCGGTATCTGCTGCGATTACAAAGTCAATATCCTTTGTCCCAATCGTCTTGTTCAAGAACTTGTTGAGTTCTCGTTCAATGTATTGAATTGACAATTGACCAGAGATCGTGATTGCTTCTGCCAAGTCTAGATCGTAATAACGGAAATACTGATTACCGATAGCACCGAATGCGCTGTTCAATTGAATCTTACGAACCAACTGAAAGTTGTGATACTTTGAAATGTCGTTCTTGAGTTGCTTGATCTTGGCAGCAGGAGCATCCTTTGGAAGATTCTTCAACTCTGCTTTGCATTCCAACATTTTCTTCTTGTACATCTTGCGTTCTTCATACATCGTTTCCATAAGGTTGGGCAGAAATCCCTGCTTGTCCCTGCGGAAAGTTACACCATTTGCTGCAAGACTTTCATTTCTGTGCTTCACATCATTCATCAACTGCACACAGTCAATAAATGTTGTTATTGGTTTACCGTCTTCACGATCAAAAATTGCTTGTGGGTTCAGACTGCCCCGCTTACCATACGCAGTCTTGGTATCAGGTGAGATGTTGTATTGCATAATCAAGTGAGGATACAGCGAATCCAAGTCGAATGAAACAATCCACTTGTGTTCACCGACTTGAGGATTCTTGACATACGCACCCTCGAACTTGGTATCCTTCTCTTCAATTTCCTTTTGTGGAATTACAATCTTGTGCTGGTTGAGGTAATGGTAAATGATAGTATCCCAAGTTCGAACTTGGGAGAATACATCACGCAGATTTACCTTGGCAGTATATGCAAGTGCCAGCGCAAGTTCTAGCAAACGCAGTTTCTCTTCCAGACGCAATACGAGTTGCACATCTTTGTGGTTATATGCCACAAACTTGTCAAAGTCCCCACGGTAGAATGCTTGGATGTTGTCAAACCCCTCAAACGAGGCTTTACGCTCACCCAACTCGACATGTGCAATATGATCTAGTTTGTAAGATTCTCGTGTTACGAAAGTAAACTTGCGATACAGATCAAAATAATCCATCGTAGAAATACCGACAATTTCATATACGGTATGCTCTTGTTGCTTTACAGTAACCACGCGAGTCTTGAGTTGTCCCCAAGGAGACAAACGCTTTGCAGCATTCTCATCCAACACGTTCATCAAACGATGGACAATGTATGGAATATCGAAAAACTGCACGTTCCAGCCAGTAACAATGTCAAAGTCTTTGTCTTGCCAAAATTGCAAGAACTGCTCCAACATCACATCTTCCTTTGTGTAGGAATAGACATGGTGGTTGGAATCTACAGCAGTTGCTTTACCCAAACAGAATGTATAAGTTTGATCGTGCAGACGAATTGTGATTACATTGATTCGTTGATCTGCTTGTTCAATATTTGGGAATCCGTTTTCACACTCAGTTTCAATATCCAAATAAGCGATACGAAGTTGATTATAATCGTATGCAACTTCGTTGGGATATTCCTCCCCGATAAACTGATACACGAAATCGTTGTTTCCATAGATCTCGAATCCCGATACATCCTTGTAGTCATCAATGAACTTTCGAGTTTCATCAATGTTTCCAGGCTTAAAAGGTTCAACATATTTTCCCTCAAGTGTTGTCCATTCGGTTTTCTTATTTACCGCTGGAACAAACACGGTAGGATAAAACGGCTCTGCGCGGTGAATGCGCTTGGAGCCGTCATATCCACGGTATAAGATTCGGTTTCCCCGAATTGCAACATAAGTGTAAAATTTAGACATTAATTATAGTTTTTCAATCTTGATTGGATGATCGGGTTGTTCTACCAAGAACATGGGTTTTCCCTGTTCACGCTTAATCTGCTTCTCCTGCATATAGCAATAAAATAGCACAGAGTAGTTAATCATGTCAAGAATTGTATCCAAAAGTTTCTCATCAGAAACAGCAAAAGTGCCAGACTCGGTAAACGAAGAAAGACGACTCATCTTATCCGTCATGCGAACAAGCATTCCTTTTTCTGTGGTAGTAATACCCATCGCTTCTGTGCGAGTAAAGTTTGCAAACGGTTCTTCGCCACCCTTGCCCGCATAATCGTGATTCTTTTTCTTCATTAGTTCCAGAGCTTCCTTGCAGAGACTTTCATGGAAACCAAGTAACTCTTCTCTTGTCATTTTGTATGGTTGATTCATGCGTGTATTCCTGTTGATCCAAAGCCACCTACACGGTCGGTTTTTTGTCTTGGAGCAGTATAACACTCATTTATAGTGTAGTCAAGTGATTTTACTAGTTCTCCTTGAGCAATACGATCACCGTGATTAATTATAAAATCAACATTAGATGTATTGTGTAATATAATTTTCAATTCATCTGTATAATCTGAATCAATTATTCCTTCAGCATTTAATAAAGTAATTCCTTTTTTATATGCCAATCCAGATCGGGGATGCACACGAACAGAATAACCTTCGGGAATATCTAAAATAATTCCTGTTGGTATTGCAATCGAAAGTTTGGCTGGAAGCAAATGTTCACCAAACGCAGAAATATCAAAACATGCAGATTGTTGTGTGGCAAATTTAGGTAAAACAGCCGACTCATTAATTCTATACACTTTTAACATAATATAAATCTTTCTTTAATTATTCTTGTGGAACTTCTTGCTCAATGAAACGTGGAGTTCCGTTTGAATTATATAAAGCACCAATACTGCACCATTCACCATCTTGTAATTGCACTATGGTTTTACCGGCAAAGATTTCACCTTGACCATCCCAAATTACAACATTTTCTACTAAATTATTTACATTGATTAATGCCCATCTCATAATGATCTCCTTAATTATTTGTAACAAAAAATTGCAACATAACCATTACCACCTGTGCCACCAGCACCCGAATTAAATCCTGCTTGTCCAGCCCCTCCTCCGCCTCCACCGCCTCCGCGCCAACCATTACCACCATTTGTTGCTGCTTGGGTTGAACCATAACCTCCTCCTGCTCCTCCAACACCACCATGATAGGGAAATACTTCAATTCCTGTACTGGAATTATTGGTTTGTGCGGCGTTGCCCGGTACAGCAGTAACTAAAATTTGTTCATTGCCAATGAAATCATTGCCCCAATTTGGATTGATAACAACAGGAACACTATATGTAGTAAGCGCAAGATCACTATTTGGGGCATTTATATTTCCACCTTCAACAAACACCCCGAGAGTTTGGGCCCACCCACCACCAGCGGCCCCACCTTTAGAAAAATATGATACTACGGTATTAAATGTTGGTCCAGTGGTTGTATTAAACGCATTACCATTCACTGTTCCTGCTGCTGCAATAAGACCATTAAAATATGGTAGGCGGCCGGTGCCTGCTGTGGCTGCACCGGTTGTTCCTGCGCCGCCGCCCCCGCCACCCGGAGAATATAATAAAATACCAGAAAACCCAGTTGGAGTAATTGTAGTTGCACCTCCTACTCCTCCATTAAGACCATTCAAATTATCCGTCGTACGGGCAGCAGCTCCTCCACCCCCGGCGCCTATGACAATATCCAAAGTAGAACCATATATTTGTTCTCTTAAAAACATATGTTTAATAAAACAACCACTGCCGCCACCACCCCCACCGGCATTGTTAGTAGTTACTGGAGTGGTTCCTCTTCTTCCAGAACCACCACCGCCACCGGCACCAATTGCGTGTACTACTATTAGTTTTGTTCCTTCTGGTATACGATAAGTACCACTAACATCAAATTCCTTGATGTCTAATAAATTGGGATCGTTAATATTTGGGAAACCGTAAAAACCTTGATTCATGTTTTATCCATATGCTATTAGAACACAATAACCATCTCCACCGGCGCCGCTGGCGCCACCATTAAATCCGTTCAGTGCCCCACCTCCCCCACCACCGCCGCCTCCCCTAAAACCATCTCGTCCGGGCCCTCCATTTGAAGAAGCCCCACCGCCTCCACCGACACCACCTAATCCCGGAGAATATTGTCCTGCTATGGTATAACCAAACGACGAATCACCGGCAGTGCCAGTATTTGGTTGTCCGGGTTGTCTAACATTGTTTCCGCTTGTATATCTTGGACTATATTGTGCTGTAAAGGCTCCACCGGCTGTTATTGCTCCACCCGTGCAGGCCGTATTTGACGAATTTAATCCACCACCGCCACACCCACCATTTGATTGCCAATTCCATAATCCACTATTGCCGTTAGGTAATGACGTACCACCTGGTCCTTGTGGAAAATTAACAGAATTACCAGTTCCACCAACACCACCAGTAGCAGTTAATAAACCAAATCTCCAACTTGAAAGCCCTGTAGGTGCGGTTTGTAATGCGCTAGTCCCTGCTGTGCCACCATTTCCCCCTCTGACTCTTAAAATTGGATTTGGTTTACCATTTATTAATATGGCAGATTGCCCTCCAAAATTACCAGCAGTTCCATTTGTTCCATTAGCAGTTGCCCCAGCAACAGATGCACCTCCTGCACCTATTATAACATTTAATATTGTACCGGGAGGACCAAAAAAATTAACAGGAAAAATATCAAGAATCATTGTTCCACCACAACCACCAGAACCACCAGTATTAGTACTACCAGATGGATGTCTTGCTCCGCTTCCACCACTACCACCGCCGCCAATTAATAAAACATATATGTTTTTAGCAAAACTAGGAATAACAAAAGATCCACTAATATCAAATTCTTGCACCTTAATATTTGTGGTGTCTCTTAAATTACCGGGAAATCCAAAAAAACCTTGATTCATTTTTTATCCTAAAGCAACTATTACGCAATAACCATTTCCACCCGCACCGCCGGTGCCTGCATTAACACCATTTCTAACTCCACCGCCACCTCCACCACCACCACCTCTCCAGCCGTCTGAACCATTACCAGCGTTAACAGCCAAACAACCACCAGAACCAGTACCACCCATACCGGGTGTATATGGTCCTGCAATACTTATGTTTTGCGTAGCAACATTT